AGAAAAAGAAAAGCTGAGAAAAGAAAGCTGGGACAAAACCCTCTGGCCGACCCGCTGGATATAGCCAAGAAAGGTCACAAAAATATAGGGAGAAACGGCCTAGAATGTGATTGGTGTATCGGTTTTTGGGTGACATTTTCATGATAAAACGGACGTTTTATTGGGCATTTATGCCCAATGGTGACTAGCGTAGCTAGTGCAATTGGTTATTTAAAATGTCAAATTTCGACAATTCTGGCGCACGCACACGGGTGCGTGCAAACGCTTGACATTTTGTCAAAACGGAGTTATGGTGGTGTTATCACGTGCGCACGTGAAATAAATTTCACGGAGGTGCTAAAATGGCAGAAAAAGATGTGAAGGTTACTAGGGAAGGCAGTGAGCTGGTATTCACTGACGGAGCTATTGAACGGCGTTATAACATTGACGCATTGCCAAAAGACATGAAAGAGGAGCTAATGTTTCATGGTGCAAAACAAAAAATTAGGGACAGTTATAGCGGTTATCGTAAAAAAGGCGTCAAATGGTATGAAATGGCAGACGATGTATACAATGCGTTATCTAATGGGACATGGGAACGTAAACCAACATCTAAGCTTACAAAATTGCAGGAATTGGCCGATGCTGGCGCATTTAGCGCCAAACAAATGGCATTGCTAAAGGGATTGGGGCTGATAAAGTAATCCGCTTGACAACGTAAACCTGCATGGGCGTAGGCCTTCACGGCCTGCGCCCTTTCTTTTTGTCCGCTGGCGTCAGCCCAGCCGAAGCCCCCCCTAAGCCCCCAAGGGCATCCCGCCTGATGATAGACATAGCCTAAAATTCTCCCTGACCAAAATTTCAAACCGCTCCGCTGATGCGGAGTCAGCCAAAAAGTCAAATTTTGACGTTTCTTGCAGCACCGCAGGTACATCCAGCTATGCTGGCGAATAGCCCGAATGAACATTTGTCCATTCACGCATTGACTTGCGTCAATGGCGTGGTATAATGTTATCATGGGACGGCCTAAGAAAAAACTTAGCGACGAAGTCATACTGGACCTCGTAGAGCGTGGCCTTCCACAGAAGGAAATTGCCGAGGAGCTTGGCGTTAGCACGCCGACGCTGGCAAAGCGGATAGCTGACCTTCGGGAGAAGCAAGGCCTTCTGTTGAAATACCGTGCATTGCAGAGCTTGCAGCTCACCGAGCTGCAATGTAGGGTGCTGGAAGCTATAACGCCAGAGAAAATCGAAGAGGCCCCACTTCGGGACCTCGTCCTTGCATATAAAGTTCTGAAAGACAAGGAGCAATCTATTGAAGGACTGCCATCGGACATCAAAGGCCTTGTTGGTTACCTGGTCGAGCTTGAGAAGAGCAAGCTTGATAGCGAAGCTGGTGATGGCGACATCATTGATGTTACTCCTGGCAATGGAGATGGAAGTCATGCCAGAGACGAAAGTCACGTTGACAAGACTATCAACTAGCAAGGCTGGCACGCACGGAGTGCTCTCCGTGGACGGACGGGCTATGCTCGTCACGCTTGAGCCGCCGAAGGCGGTTGTGCCACCTGGGCAATACAAGCTTCGCTTGCGGTGGTCGCCACGCTTCAAGCGTAAGCTCTTCGAGGTCGCAGATGTGCCAGGGCACACGGACGTGCTGATTCATCCAGGGAATACAATCAAAGACACCAAGGGTTGTATCCTCGTTGGAACAACGAGGGAGGGCGAAGCCGTGCTTCAGAGCCGCAAGGCTCTCGAAGAGCTTCATCGCCTTCTAGGCGACAGCTCTGCTGTCTTGGAGGTGCGGGATGCGTGGCCTTAATCCCGTCGTGCTGGAACGCTTGCGTTCTTGGCAAGACAATCCGTTGAGGTTTGTGCAAGAATGCTTCAGATGGCCGAAGGACCAAGGACCGACATTCCAGCAGAAGGAAGCCCTTCAGGCAATAGCCCTGCAAAAGCGAGTTAGCATTCGCAGTGGCCACGGCTGCGGTAAGTCGGCAGTAGCCGTGTGGATAGCCTTGTGGTTCATGAGCACAAGGGCATACGCCAAGGTGGCTGTCACAGGCCCCACGGGCCGACAGCTGTATGACATATTTTGGGCCGAGCTGGCCAAATGGTTCAGGCGTAGTCGTCTGCAGGACGAGTTCGTCATGCAGAAGGGAAAATTCTTCTATAAGGCTGCACCCGAAGACTGGTGGATACGGCTGATAAGCCCGAGGGTGAAAGCCACGAAAGAGGAGCAGGCGGAAACACTTGCTGGTCTGCACGGCGACCATCTCCTCATCATCGTAGATGAGGCTAGTGGTGTGCATGACCCTGTGTTTGTGCCACTTGAAGGGGCCTTGACAAGGCCCGACAACAAAGTTTTGTTGATTGGAAACATGACGAAGTCCTCTGGATATTTCTACGACACGCATTTTCATGCTGCCATCAAGCGGAAGTGGGTGCATTTGCACTGGAACAGCGAGAAGTCACCTTTAGTGACGAAGGAAACCGTGGAATACTTCAGAGACAAATACGGCGAAGACAGCAGCGTTTACGCTGTGCGTATAAAAGGCGACCCTCCACTCACAGATGAGCGGGCCCTCATTCCACTGGAATGGAGTCGCCAGTGCATTGGCAATGAAATTGAAGTTGCTGATGACGAACCGCTCTACTTGAGTGTGGACATCGCCAGATACGGCGATGACGTCTCCGTAGTGATGCCCCGCAGGGGCCTCAAGGTCTATGAGTGGGATGTCTTCAAGGACATGAATACGATATCGCTGGCAGGAAACATCCTGCAAATGTATACAGAGCGTGATGCCAGCGGCGTCATCCTTGACGAAATCGGAGTCGGAGCAGGTGTCGTAGACTGGCTTGAAAAGCATGGAATGGTCAACTGCTACGGAGTAAATGTGTGCTGGAAGTCTAGTGACGTCAGTCGCTATCACAGGTTGCGGGACGAGTTGTGGTGGACAGTGCGAGAGAAGTGTATGAGAGGTCTGTATTCATTTCCTCCGACAGAGGAGTCGGAGACGCTGTGCGACGAGCTGGCTTCGCCGAAGTATGACTTCAATGCCCAAGGCGGTATTGTTGTTGAGAGCAAGAAGAAGATGCGAGCTCGTGGCGTCGGAAGCCCGAATAGGGCTGATGCCCTTGTTCTGAGCGAATACATTAACAGCGTAGCTCACAGAGTGTGGCCTGTGAAGAGGACTCATGTGCCTTCTAGCAGAAAATATTATACTGTAAGTGGAGAACACGCATGGATGGTAACTTAAAGCTGTATAGGAAACTGAGAGGCAAACGTGGTTTTGTGGGCCTCTCGAAAGTAGAACAGCCAGTTTTGGCCGAGGGAGTAGAGACTGGTGAGACGGGTATCAGGGTGTATGTTAGGAAAAAGCTGCCTATGAGTATGCTTAGGAAGCGGGATGTAATCCCATCTGAATTTGACGGGAAGCGAGTTGACGTAGTCGAGATTGGTGACATCACCGCTCTAGCGGTGGACAAGACCAGAAGGTTCAGACCTGTCCCGATAGGCGTCTCCATAGGACATGTCAGCATAACTGCCTGCAGTTTGGGCATCTATCCCATCCATAAAGACGGAGTTGTCCTTGTGGGCGGCAACGCTCATTGCTACACACCTGACCCAAGCCTCAGCCCAGAGCAGGTAAAGGAGAGACGAATAGCTCAGCCTGGAAGATATCACGATGAGAACTCGGGCGTAGTGGGTGAATATTTCTGGCACGAGAAAATTGTGCCTGTGGATGAAGGATGTCCTATTGGCAAGGCTGTTGTCAGTGCCCTCAACTTTCTTGCCAAGCTGGTTGGGAGTGGAACAAGGCTCTCCCTTGAAAGGGAGAATATGAATTATATTGACTTCGCTGTATATGTTCCGACCGTCACTCATATTGATGAAATCGCTGACGGCAGCATTGATGAGTCAGCTCCTATGGTGGGCTTTCTCTTTGCAGGTAGTGACAAAGTCGGTGTGATATGCAAGGCGAAATACGTCGTAGACCGAGGTTTTACTTTCAATGTTCCTGTGGCTGAGGTGCACAGTGGTGACAGAGTGAAAGGATGTTCCTTCTGGTGCAACTATGAGACCGTTGTGACAGATGAGTCAGCTATACTGCAGGTCAACTATGGCAATTTTGTTGCCTTGTTTGACGACGTTGTCCTTGTAAAGAACGAAGATGTAATCCGAGGAGGATGGAGCGGAACAGGCTTCCGTAAGGTAAGATGAGCAGGATAGTGGCAGAGAACGAAAACTGGCGAATAAGACAGGCAGAGGGCGACAACTACGCTCTTACCTGTGGTAAGGGCCACTTCACGTTCTACATAAAGGGGCGAAATGAGAAGCTCGTGTTCTACAATGCACTTATGTCGGCGAAAGCTGAGATGAAAGATGTGGTCTTTCTGACATTTGGTGGTTGGTTTGCGTTATGGCTGACAGTGGAAGATGTGAACTTTCTGTTGGAAAACCTGCCGATGACGGAGGCGGAGAAAGAGGCAAGCACGGAAGTGAGCACAGAAGTGCGAGGCTCTGGAGGAGTGACCATACAGTGATAAAGTCAAAATTTGACTTTTCTTGGAGGATTAAATGGAAAATGCTTTAATAGATGGCAATCATAATGCTAGCTTACTAGCCGAAGACGCTGACGGCTGTGAAACAGCTCGGCTGCGGTGCAGGGGCAGAGCTCTGGTCATCGTCGGAGGACCTCTGGTCCTGGCTCTGCAAAAGGTCAACGACAAGTATTCTTGGGGAGATGGCTTTGCGTATCTCTTGATGCCTATTCCAAATCCTGCGGACCTGGACGGTGATGATAGTCTGGACTACGAAGAGAAGACGGGAATAACAAACACCACCGAAGCTAAGCAGATAGACAAAGTCTTTGTCTTCGCAGACCTACAGCACTATTATGTGCTGCCGCCGAAGGGTGGTCTTGTCAGGACTGTTGTTCGGACGGGTATTGCGAGGACAGGCGGAACTGGGGATGTCTATTTGACGAAGATGACGTTTAGTCTGGGCTACGTGGATGGTGCTGGGAGCTTCACTTCTGGGTCTACTGCAGACGCAACGCCTAATTTCCATACAGACAAGACAGATTATCAGTTATGCAGTGGACAGGCTTGGCTCAATTGGGACTTCGACATACCTGGTGGGCGAACGTTTGCTTTGAGGGTGCAGCTGTATGGGAAGGTCGGTAGTGGTGTAACTGGCAAGATGAAACTTTGTTGTGGTCGAGATACTTATGACAGCTTTTTGGAATTTTGAGGAGGGCTTATGCGGTTTTTGACGCAGCAATTTGGTTATTGGGGCTATGCTATAAGGAGATTTCTGGAGGAGAATCAAGGAGAAGGGAGTTCGAGTGAAGCGTATGGCGGATATTCTGCAATTGTTTATATTGACGGCAGCTCTGTAATTGCAAGGGATTATAAAGGAAATATTATTGCCTCAGGCACGGCAGGAACGGATGATGCAAGTGTAATAAATAATGCATTTTCTAATCTTACAGGTTCTAGAACATGGCGGGAAAAAGTTAAGCTTATAGGGAGTTTCGCATTAACTGATAATATTTCAATTCCTTCCTATACCATTTTTGATGCTGAAGAAGCCAAGTTAACTTTGGCAGCTAGCACAGCAAAAAATGTAATAGAAGTAAAAAATGCTTCTTATGTTGATATTATTGGTGGGATATATGATGGGAATAGAACAAACCAATCTGAAAGTGGAACTATCTTCCTTCAAAATGGAATATGGATACAAAATGCAAATCATGTAAGACTGTATAGACCTAGAGTAATCAGTCCTTATAGAGGTGGAATAATTGTAAGAGCTTCTACAGGGGAGACTACATCAGATATTTGGATTTACGACCCAGAAGTTTATGATTTTTTGGATAACGGGGCTACACAAAATTTACCAGGAATATTTATAAATGGGCAAAATGGAACATTAGAACGAGTATATATAGTAAATCCGTATGTCCATGATAGTTCAAAAACATCAACTGGTCCTGTGGGGATTTCTAATTATTACGCTAGTAAAATCTTTATTATGGGTGGCAGTATAGACACAGTAGGAGATGATTGTCTTACAGCAAATAATGTTACGGAAATAGTAATATCTTCTCAAATTACTACTAAAAGTAGCCAAGTAGGGCATGGAGTTCAGATAGTTGATTCAAGTGATTTTGCAATCATTGGTGTAATTTCAGAATTGAATAATAAAATAGGGATTTATGTAAATAATAGCTCTAATGGCTTAGTTTCCAATTGCATAGCTAAAAATAATGGTCAAGGAGGTGAAACTGGCAATTTAGTTGGAATTGGGTTAAGTGGTTCTTCTGGTTGTTCAGATGTCTTAGTTATAGGAAATAGATGTTATGATGACCAGGCTAACAAGACACAGGCAACAGGAATAAATGAATATAATAGTGATTATAATATAATAATTGGAAATGATTGTCGTGGCAATAAGACCCATGCTGTTCAATGTGTAGGTGCACATACGATTGTTAAGGATAATCAAGGGTATGTAAATGAAAATGAAGGTTCAGCCACAATCACTAGTGGCAATACCTCTGTAACAGTAAATCATGGTCTTGTTGACACTCCTACCAATATCCAATTGACTGGGACTCATAGTGAAGTAAAGGATGCTTATGTTACAAATCCAGGTGCTACAAGTTTTACTATACAGGTAGATTCTGCTGTTTCAGCAGATAGAGTAGTTCATTGGAAGGCTAAGGTATGAAGTCTGGTAGACTCGCAATGTTTGGAGGGATGATAAGATGGAGGGAGTAACAGTTGTGAAGGTGATTGTGCTGTTGTTGTGTGCGTTGCTCTTGGTGGGGTGTGCTGCTCGCATGAAGGGTCTCACCAGGAGCTACGACAGGTTTATGAAACAAGCCGATAGGCTTGCTGCTGTGTTGTGCTCGCACAGCGAGTTCTCGGTTTGCTACTGGAAAGCAGCTCTCGGAGACGACATTAGCAAAATGCCTGCCGAGGCGATGGAAATTCTTGAGGAAATTGAGCTGACGGTTAAGGGCAAGAAAGTTGAAGACCTCACAGAGTGTGAAAAGGGCAAGCTGTTAGGTTTGTGGCAGCGGTTTGGTTCACTGGTAGGCAAGGATGTTATCAAGCGTGTTGTGCCCTTCATGATGAAATTTGCGGGAGCACTGTGATGACGTGGAAGGAGTTTAAAGAGAAAGTTGACGAACGACTGGCGGAGCTTGGGATTGACGAGAACGTCAATGTCTGCTGGATTGATGTAGTGCTGTATAGCACTGACGAGATAGATATTGAATACGTCAAGGACGAAGACTGTATTAGGGTGATAGACTGATGGACGAAGTCTTTGTGAGGGCAATAGAGTTTGTGAAGCTGCTTAAGCAGTGGGTCCTAGAAGCTAGGACCAGGTGTCATGAGGTCGAAGACCCTGAAGAATGTCGCAAGACTGCGGAGCAGCTCATTAAGCTGATAGAGAGGTTTGAGAAGTTAATGGAGTTAAGATGGGGCGTCAAAATTTGACGTTTCTTGGAGGTAAGGATGCTATCCGAAAAGGAGTGGAGAGATTTTAAGATGAAGGCTTCGAGGGCCAAAAACACGGAAGCTCTCAAGGTGGTAGCTGCCTTGGTGTGGATTGTTCAGGACTTGAGGGACATGCTCAAGTCGCTGGACCAAAGACTTTGTGTGTTGGAGGAGAGATGTGGGAGACATCTTTGCAAGTGTGTTGGGCGTGGTAGTGAGCATTCTGCTCACAATACTGTGCAGGGAGGTAATGGCAACCAAGAAGATGGTTGCTAAAATGAATGCAGAACTTGCTGAGTATAAGGTGCTTGTAGAGCACCGTCTGACGAGACTGGAAGCAAAAGTTTTTAACAGGGTGTGTAAATGAACGAAGTTGCTGAGAGCGGAATAAAGCAGCATCGTCGAAGCGGAGCCTCACAGAGCGAGGAGGAGCTCCTCGGGAAGTTGCAGGAGTGGTTGCGAGAGGCAGAGCGAAGCACGCCCGAGACGAGGTGGCGTGAGGAGGCAGAGGAAGACTATGACTTCTATGCTGGGCGACAGGACAAACCTGAAGTGCGACAGGCACTTATTGCACAGAAACGTCCTGTCACGGTGTATAACGAAGTTAAGCCTCGGATAGACAAGCTTGTCGGCTTAGCGGCCCAGATACGGAGAACGCCAAAGGTGTTCCCTGTGACAAAGGAAGATGAGCCTTTGGCTGAGCTGATAAACGGAGTGTTTAAACATTTTCGCTATCACACAAAAGCCTCTCGGAGAGAGATGGAATGTTTTGAGCATGCTGTGAAAAGCGGACGGAGTTTCCTCTACTTTTATGTGGATACAAGTAATCCTTTTGAACCGCAGATTAAGTGCAAGAGGTTGCCAGGACGAGATGTCCTGGTGGACCCAGATTGTTATGACTATGACATAAACGAGGCGAGATACGTGTTCATATCTCGCTGGTTTACCGAGGAAGAAATAAAGGCTTATTGGGACAGATTTGATGCTGACGCTATCAGGATGTTTGATACTGACCTCAGCTACTATACGCCGACTTATTTCAACGAGAGCAAGAAGTTGTATAGGCTCGTAGAGTGTTGGTATAAGAAGCCCGAAAGGGCTGTCTGGTTTGTTAATCCGATGACAGGGCGTCCTGAGCACCTGACTAGGGCTCAGTGGCGTGACTTTGTAAAACGGCTTCGGGAGGGCATTGTCCTCCCTGATGGGAGAGTCTGGCAAGGCGACCCGCCAGCGGCTGTCGAAAGCGTGATGCAAGTCCCTTATTACGCTATATTTTCTGGTAATGTGCTCCTTGAGCACGGAAGGTCGCCGTATAAGTGGCACGGCTATCCAATTGTCCTCTTCGGAGGTTACAAGGATGAGAACGAGAACAGGTATATGAGTGCGATTGAAATGATGAAAGACCCGCAAAGGGCCCTGAATACGATGCGACGCCAGCTGTCGCACTTGTTGCAAACTGCCCCGAAGGGCATCTTGATGCACGAGATAGATGCGATTCTTAATGTGGATGAGTATGACAAGCACAGCAGCGAACCGAACTTCAGGCTTGTGCTCAACAGGGGTGGCCTTGGTCGTGTCAAGTTTAGCGAGCAACCACAGATAAGCCCGATTTATGGGCAGCTGGATGCTCAGTATAGGCAGAGCATCGTAGATGTCAGCGGCATTCAAGATGTCTTGATGGGGAAGCAGACAGGCACCAGGGAACCTGGCGTTACTGCAAGAATGCGGCTTGAAAGCAATATAGCTGTGCTATACATCCTGTTTGCGAACTTTAGGGATGCTAGACTGCAAGGCGGGGAGCTCTTGCTCTCGCTTGTGCAGCAATACGTCACGTATCCTATGGTAATACGGATGGAAGGGGCGAAGGGAGCACAGCTTGTTGAGATAAACACACAGTTGAACCCGCAGGTGGCGGGTTTCAACGATATATCTGCAGGCGAGTTTGACTTGCGGATTGACGAGGAAGCTGAAGACGTAACGATGCGGAGAGAGATTGCGAACATGCTCATGGAGTATGCTCATAATGCTCCAGATGCAATCCCACCCGAAATCATTCTTGAATATATGGATGTGCCTTTCACGGTGAAGGCACAAGTGCAGGAATATAATAGGGCCAGGATTGAGCGGGAAATGATGCTCAGGATGGCCGAGATTAAGGCTAAGGAGGCTAAAGATGGCAGACGTAAAGCAAACACCGCAAGGCGATGAAGACCCCAGAAACCTTGATGGTGCGACCACCGACCCTGATGAGGGTAAAGGTGACGAAGGTGATGTAGACAAGGGTCAAACACAGGAACCAGGGCAGGAGCCCAAGAAGAGTGATGAGCCACAAGGTGAGCCCTCTGTTGAGGAGCTACTGGCGCAGCGTGACGCAGAAGTGCGGGAGTTGAGAGCACTCCTGCGTGAGCAGAAGCGTGAGATGACCGAGCTCCGCATGCAGATGCAAGGCACTAGCAAAGCTCTGAAAGAGGCTGGTGTTCTTGATGAGGGAGAGGAGGATGAAGAGCAGAAGAAGCTGTTGCAACGGCAGGAAGCTCTGCGTGCACAGCAGTTGGAAACAATGTTGGAGATGATGAGATTAAACCCGAAATACGAAGATGTGGATGAAGTCGTCTCGCAAGAGCACTTCGACGATATGGTAGAAGCTATGGCTGAAGTATATGCCGAGCGGACTGGTGTGTCGAAGGGCGAAGCCGTGATGGCTGTTGAAGACTGGATTTGGAGTCAGCCAAATCCGTATAAGCTAATGTATGCACAGATAAAGCAGTATCATCCAGACTATGCTAAGCAGCCACCGAAAGGTGGTGGCGGAGGGCCGAAAGAGCCTGCGAAAGCTCCATCTAGCCTTCAGGCTATGGCTGGCGGAGGCGGAGCGGATGCAGCTGGGTGGACTGCAGCTAAAATTGATGCGTTACCCGAGGAC